TCCGGAACGATATAGAACTAAACCGAACCAAAGCCGAAACGAGCGCATACTGGGCTAATTGGTGGAAGGTGTACGGGTTGGGGCAGGTCGGAACGCTTCAAGGGGCTATCTACGGCGATTACACGGTTGTCGAGGGTATAGACCCATCCACGATGAAATTCGTCGCCTACGGGCTTGACTGGGGGTTCAGCAACGACCCTACGGCATTGGTCGCCGTGTACCGCAGGGGGGATGACCTGTTCATCCACGAACTGCTCTACCATCGGGGGCTGACCAACTCCGACATAGCAGGCAAGTTGAAGGAATTTGGAATAACACGGGCTTGGGAGATTGTCGCTGATTCGGCAGAACCCAAGAGCATCGAGGAAATCTACCGCCTTGGCTTCAACATCAAGCCTGCGAGCAAAGGCCCTGATTCGGTCAGGCAGGGGATAGACATCATCAAGCGTTTCAACCTGCACGTCACAAAGGATTCCACGAACCTCATCAAAGAACTCCGCTCGTACACTTGGGCCACGGACAAGGACGGCAAGGACACGGGAGTGCCGATTGATTCGTACAACCACGCCTGCGATGCCCTGCGATATGTGGCACTCAACAAATTAGCGGTCAGTAATTCGGGGAAGTACTTGGTGGTGTAACTTTGAGGCATGAACCTCGAATCCATTATTGACCAAATATTCGACATCGGGCGGTTTGTGTTTCGCTTAATGGTTATCGCCTGCGGCGGAGCGGTCATCGCCTGCGGCGGAGTAATCATCGCCAGCTTTCTTGCCCTCTTGTTCCCATGAACCTTGAATCCATTATTGACCTCGCCCTCGCCATCGGTCGGGTCGTGCTTGCCTTGGTCTTTATCGGCTGCATCCTAACCCTCCTCATGCAATGAAACTCATCCACTACTACCACATCTACTGCGGAGGCGGCGGCCAATGGCAACTCATCATGAACCAGCACATGATGGCGTTGTGCAACTACGGCCTCATCGAAAAACTTGACGAGATTCGGGTGGGCATCGTTGGTCCACCAGAGCAGAGGAAGGCGGTCAAGGAAATACTTGACAATTCGCTTATCAAAGACAAGGTAAAGGTTGTCGTTACCCGGACAAACGCCTACGAGCAGGCAACCCTTACCGAAATGTACAAAGCCTCCCAAGACGAGGATGCCGCCTACTTGTACGCTCACACCAAGGGAAGCAGCGACCCATCCCTCATTAACCAACTGTGGTGCAGGTCCATGATTTTCTTCAACGTCGTGGCTTGGGAGCGATGCCTTGCCGAACTGGAGAAGGTTGACTGCGTGGGTGCGTATTGGCTGACCAAGGAAGAGTTCCCCCAAATCGCTGACCACAACAACCCCGACGGCTATCCCTACTTCGCAGGCACGTTTTGGTGGGCCAAGTCGAGCCACATCCGGGAACTCGGCGAGCCTGTGCGGGAACATCGTTGGCAGGCCGAGCATTGGATAGGGAAGAGGGAAGGCATGACGGTGTACAATTCCTGCAAGGGATGGCCTGCTCCTGATAAATTTGTCATAACGTTTTAGCCATGCAAGACAAAGAACTGATTGACATCCTCAACGAGTTAGACCTGAATGGTGCTGACTACGCTGGAGGCACGGACAAGGCCAACGGTCACAACTACACCAGTACCTACGCTCGGTTTCTTAAAGAGATGCGAGCCGACCCCATCAACTTCGTGGAAATAGGAGTATGGCACGGCGGGTCGATGGCGATGTGGTGCAAGTATCTACCCAAGGCCAAGTTCCTGTTCTTTGACATTGCCAACCAAGTCAAGCCAAAAGCCGACCAGCATATTGACTGGAATCGCTCACACCTTCACATCGCATCGGCCTACACCCCCGAAGCCGTGCAATACGCCAAGGACTATTTTAAGAACGGTATTGACTTTCTCTTGGACGATGGCCCTCACACGCTTGATTCTATGCTTGACTGCGTTAAGTTGTACGCTCCCCTGATGAACCAAGGCGGCGTGCTGATGATTGAGGACGTGCAATCCAAGGATTGGTTCGTGCAGTTGTCAGCAGTAGCACCAAGCGGGGTTTTGTTTGAGGCTATTGACCTGACCGCATCGGGGCGATATGACGACCTTATCGCAGTTTATCAATTTTAGCCATGAGAGTTCCTGTCATCATCAACAACCGCAACCTGCTGACATGGCCCAAGGCGATGGTCAGGGATTTGAGCAAGTGGAAAGGGATTGGTGACATCTACATCGTGGACAACGGCTCAACCTACGAGCCGCTTTTGGAATGGTACGCAACGAAACCATGCGAGGTCATTTCGCTGGGAGTAAACGCAGGACACCAAGCACCGTGGCTTTGCGGATTGGTGCAGAAACTTGGCGAGCCTTACTATGCCGTAACCGACCCCGACCTTGACCTGTCAAAGACCAGCAAGCAAACCATCGTGCGAAGCGTTGAATGGTTGCAGGAGTTTCCGTTTGTCGGCAAGGTTGGGCTATCCCTGCGCTGGGATGACGTACCTCCAAGGTCATCTTACTACACCCACGTCAATACCTACGAGGCGCAACGGCAGAAATCATCACGCATAGTCAAAGCGGCAAAGGTTGACGTAGCCATCGATACCACGTTTGCGGTGTACAACAAGCCCGAATACTTTATCGGTGGGGTATCTCTGCTGGAATCCGCAAGGCATATTCCTTGGTACTATTCCGAGAAAGAACGCAAGGCTGACAAAGAGTTCAGCCAATACCTTGCGTCGGCATCGGCGGCATCGTCTTACAAAACCTTCCTGAACCTATGAAACTCCAAGACCTGACAATCGACCAATTCCAGCGCATTGCCGCCTTGGAACTATCCCCTGCCCTCAATGACGCAGACAAGCGATTGGGCGTGGTTGCGATTGTGGAGGGAGTGGATGTCGCCATTGTCAGGGATATGCCTGCCGCTTCGCTTACTAAACGCTACAAGGCAATTATCAAGGAGTGGAACGAACTGCCTGCACTCGCCTACAAGCGCAAGTTCAAAGCAGGGGGCAAGTGGTGGATTCCGACTGTGTTCACGGATGAACTTACTGCCGGGCAACTCATCGACCTCATGGAGATGAACACCACGGACGAGCGGCAACTGGTGCAGAACCTTCACCGCATCATGGCGACCCTGTGCAGGGAGGCCGCTTGGCTTGGATGGTTTCCTAAGAAGTACGACGGGGCTTCGCACCAAGAGCGAGCAGAACTGATGAAGAAGCACGCCAAGATTGGCGATGTATGGGGTGTCGTTAGTTTTTTTTTGTTAAGTTCAGAGAGTTACTTGCAAATTTTGAGCGACTATTCCAAGCACATGACGAAGGGGATGCAGGGCCAGTAACGAACCCGCTTGCAGGCTACGGTTGGCTGATGGTCGTGTGGAGGATGGCGAATAAGGATGTGCTGAAATTTGACGCCATCTTTGCGATGAAGGCGGTGGAGTTCTTGAACTATGCCCTGCTCATCCATGATATTTTGGAAGCCGAACGCCAAGAGGCAGAGCGGATGCGGAGGCGGTAGGACACAATTTGCGTGGCTGGACATTTACCAGCATGGAGTTTGATGTATTTGTCGGCGGGTCAGGGAAGAAACTGACCGATTTCCAAAAGCAAGCATTGCCCGATTTCGGGGTCAATCTTGCGGAGGGGGCGATTGACAATAAATCGTATGCGCTTGTCAAGAAGTGGTTGGACGGGGTCATCAAGTTGGCCAAGCAGAACCTCGCAAATTCAGGGGCTATTGCAAGCGATTCGCTATCGGCGAGCATTGACTTTGAACCAATAAGCCTGACCGACACCTCCTTCGTGGTTGCTATCGTAGCCAACGACTACTGGAAGTTCGTTGACCTTGGTGTCAAAGGTGCGAAAAGCAGTAGCCGTGCGCCGAACAGTCCATTTCAATACAGGGACAAGCGGCCACCTATCCGACCCATACAAGAATGGATTGCCTTCAAAAGCATTCCTTTGGAAGGCCGTGACAAGCAAGCCGCCAACCGTTCCTTCGCTATCAACATCGCCAACAAGATTAGGCGGGAAGGCTTACGGGCCACCAACTTTATGTCCAACGCCGTGACCGAGGATATGGTCGCAGTACTTACCGAAAACATCGCCGAAGTCCTCGGCAAATCCATAAGCGTAGCAACCGTAAGATAGTATGGCCATATCAGTCCTTTCGGGTTCGCCCCAAGCAGCGACCCCCGTGTACAACAAGATGCTCTTCAAGGTGAGCGGCTCGCTGACAAGCGGCACGAATTACCGCTACGTCTGCGATGTGAAGGATGCAGCAGGAACGACCACGCTGGCACGGCTCAAGTGCGACAAATTGCCGACTACCAACTACGGTTTCTTTGATGTCAGCAGGGTCGTTGAAACGCTGATTGCGCCAACCGTTCCAACACTAACGCAAGCGGGCTTCGCTGACCATGCGGGGTTCTATTCCGGGTACAGGCTGACCTTCATGGAAGAGTACGGCAGTACGCCTGTGGTGCAGACAGGAACGACCACCAACGTGACGGGGAATATCGTTTTTGCAGGAAACTTGGAGCAGTTGGAATTGGCTGATTGGAGTGGAGGCGTATACTTTAACTCATTCATATTTGACGGCGTAAGCAGGGCATTGACCACTCCTACAACTCGCACGGTGTACGGCTCGGATTACGGATTCCTCTGCATGGGCAGTCAATCATCACCGCCGTTTGACCAAGCAGAAATCGCATACCCAACCCGCACGTTTTATGTCAACATTCCTGCATCCGTCAGTGGGTCAATCACTCGCTTTGGCGCAGGGCCTATGAATCTCAAGGCACTCACGTCAGCGCAATGCTCGGACAATCAGGCAGGCTCGGTGGGATTCCCGACGGCAGAAGGCTCTTCGTACACCATCTCTTTTGTGGATTCGTTTGCAGGGTTTTCCTCGGTTTACTATACCTATCGCATCGGCCCATGCCAGCGATTCAACTCGCAACCTGTGCATTTCATCAACAAATACGGCGGGATAGATTCGTACACCTTCACGCTCAAGAACCGCAAGCGAGCCAACGTGCAGCGGGATACCTTCGGCTACAACTCGGACGTTTACGCTACCCTCACCTACGATAAAGTGTGGGCAGGGTCGTTTGACTATGTGTACGCTTTGAATAGCGATTGGCTGACCGATGCCGAATCCGAGTGGCTCATTGAGATGGTCCGAAGTGGGCAGGTATGGCTTGAGATTAACGGCGAACTTGTGGAAGGCATCGTTAACGCCAACCAGTATCAATTTGTAACCAGACGGAACGACCAACTCCAGCAGTTGCAGATTGAGATTGCCGTGGCTTACAAGAACAACATCCTATGAGCGTCACCCTGATTGCTTACCCGCTGAACGATAGCAACGTTGAAGTCCCTTATGTGCTGGACACCATGGGCGGCACGGACGTGGCCATCACCTACTCCATTTCCGACATTGAGGACGTAACCAAACGCAGGGGGTCGTTCAGTAAGACCATCACTCTGCCGAACACACCGACCAACGAGAAGTGCTTCGGGTTTGCGTACAACATCCAGTCCTTCGTCGGTGGATTCACGCCGAACAAGAAGATAAGAGCAGCGATGTGGGAGGATGGGGTGCAGGTATTCAGCGGTGTACTGCAACTGCTCTCCATGGCCAAGACGAGGGGCAAAGTCACCTACGAGGTTGGCTTGTTCACCGATGACGTTGGACTGTACCAAGCCATGGAAGGCAATCTCCTCGTCAACACGGCAGGGGTGACTGGGATGAACCACACGCCAACGAGCGGCCATGTCAGCGGAACTTGGGCGGCAAGTGGTGCGGCATCGAGTGGGTACGTCTATGGGGTCATTGATGCGGCGGGATTTACGGACATTCTGAACCAAGGAGGCGGTTGGTTTCAAGCGCCTTGGTGGAGGCTTGGCCCTTCGATATACGTCAAGAAGATGATTGACTTGATCTTTACGCAGGCAGGGTACAGGTACTCAAGTTCGTTCTTTAATTCCGAAACCTTCGGCAAGTTGGTGCTACCCTATGCGGCGGGAACGATGCCTGTGAACTTGTCGGGGAGCAATGTTTTTGCGCAGAGTACGGGAACGCTTAATATATCAGCGACTGTAATAACAAAAATAAATTTCCAGAAAGACACTCCTGCGCCTTTCTATGATAATAGCGGATATTGGGTAGCATCGTCAAGCACCTTTGTTGCACCTCCATTGCCTACTCGCTGGAATATACAGCTTTTTTTCAAAACACCAAACGCTCAAAACCCATTAGGATTTGGAGGTTTTGTTGAAATTTATGACAATACAAATGCTGTAACTTTAGGGTCTTTGTCAATACCAAATAATAGCAACATTGTTAATAGTTTATTATTTCAAAATATATCTATTGCAGAAAACTCTCAAGTAATTATTCGTATTGATTCACCAAACAATGTAGCAATAACTTCAGGAAGTACGGCGCAATGGACGTGCCTTGAAAACCCAAGCAGCATCGGAACGCTGGATATGCGGACTGCGTTGCCTGCCGATATCAAACAAAGCGACCTCCTGCAAGACCTGCAAAAGATGTTCAATCTGCATATAATGGCCGATGCCCAAGACCCGAAACTTCTGTACATTGAGCCTTGGGTGGACTTCTACGCTTCGGGTGCGGTGGACTGGTCGCAAAAATCGGATGAGAACGCAGAACAGATTCTCACCAACGGCGACCCCAATGCCAGCACCAACCTCATCTACAAGTACAAGGATATGGGCGATTATTTGTCCAAGGACTACAAGCAGAGGTATCCGCTTGCAAGGGAAGGCTACGGCGGTAAGCTATTCCCAACGCAAAATTTCTACGGAAAAGGCGACAAGGTAGTAGAAACTTCGTGCGGTACGCTCATTCCTGCATCGTTTACTACCGACAAGATTGTGGGCAGGACTTGGGATATTGACGGCACTCTTGCCAGCGGAACGGTCAAGTCCTTGCAGACGGGTTACCGCTTGGCGCAATACAATTTGGTTGAAGGGCAAACCGAATGGGCATACCAGTACGGGGTGAGCGGCAACGTGGCTCTATCGGTCGGCATTCTTCGGATGCCATTCGTCAGCCACATCGACAATCCCTATGCTCCGACCTTTGACCTTGCCTTTGAGATTCCTCGCTTGGTGTACTACAACGCAGTAAACGCAAGCGGCAGCACTATCAACTACACGAACAACAACCTCTTCAACAAGTACTGGAAGAACTACGTCAACGAAACGGTCAGCAAGGAGGCGTTGCAGTTGGAACTCACCATGATGCTCTCATCGGTGGACATCTACCAACTGGACTTCCGCAAGCCGATTTATTACGGCGGCATCCGTTGGCGATTGCTCGAAATTCGTGACTACCTCGTTGGGCAGATGAAGCCGTGCAGGGTGACGCTACGCCGCATCCTGAACCTTGCAGAGTTTGCACCTGTGACCAACGTGCCGATTTACACTAACCCTGCATTCCTGTACAACGGTCCGATAACCAGCGACCCATCCGACCCGAACTACGAACCACCCGTAAACCCTGAACTACCCCAACCCGGCGAATAATGGCAGACGTAACCAAAGAGATTGCCCTTGAAGTAAGCCTCAAGGATAGCACCAGCGCAGGCACGCAAAGCGCAAAGCAACGCTTGCGTGAGATGCAGAAGGAATTGATTGCAATGGCCGAAGCAGGCCAGCAAGGAACGGATGCGTTCAAACGATTGGAGCAACAGGCGGGTTCGTTGAAGGATGAGATTGCAGACGTAAACCAACGGGTCAAGAACCTTGCCTCGGACACCAAGCGAATCGACGCTTTTGTCGGTGCGGTGCAGGGCATTGCGGCAGGATTCCAAATCGCACAGGGAGCGGCGGCGTTGTTCGGCGATGAGAATGAGGACCTGCAGAAGGCCATGCTCAAGGTGCAGGGAGCGATGGCTCTTGCCAACGGTGTGCAACAGGTAGCCAACCTCTTGCAGAAGGAATCGGCGGTGATGATGGGAGCCAACACGCTTGCGACAAAAGCATACGCCTTGGTCGTTGGTACGGCAACAGGTGCGATGCGTGCATTCAGGATTGCTCTTGCAGCAACGGGCATCGGTGCGATTGTGGTGGCTCTTGGCTTTGCTGCCGAGGCCATGGGATTGTTTTCAAGCAAGACCGAGGATGCTACTGAAGACCAAAAGAAATTGAAACGCTCTTTGGAAGATACTGCTGGAACGCTTGAGTATTATGAGCGTAAACTCAAGGCCAACGGTGCAACGGAGGAAGACCTTGCTAAACTGCGGAGGCAAACTGTCCAAAACGAGAAAGCCGAACTCGACCGCAAATTGCAACAGGATGTCGCTCGCTTTGGGGTCAAAAATGATAAGTACCAAACGGCTTTGCGCCAAGAGATTGAATTGCTTGACATCAAAATCAAGGAAGAAACCAAAATCATTGACGAAGCCGCCAAGCAACGTGCTGACAAGGACAAAGCGGATAGAGATAGAAGGAACTCGCAAAATAAGGCGCAATCCGACCGTGAGAAAGCAGAACTCAAGCAAAACACCGATGCACGTCTTGCCGAGCAGGAGCGAATTAAACTTATCGAAATTGAGGCATTTTATGACCGCTTAGAAGCACAAAAGAAATTTGAGCAAGACAAAGAGGCATTGATAGTCGCAGGGATGCAAAGAGAGGCGGCGCTACGAATGAACCAAACCTCATCTGCGCTTGCAAGGGATAAGGCGACCAAAGAGGGAGAACTGCAACGTGAATCCGACTTGCGGCAAGCCCAGCAGCAGATGGCTGACCAGTCGTTTGGTATCATTGGCGACATCATCACGGCAACGGCAGGGCAAAGCGAGGCAGCACAACGCAAGGCGTTCAACGTAGCCAAGGCGGCAAGCATCGCTCAAGCGATTGTAAATACCTATCTTGCTGCAAATGCGGCGTTAAATATGACCAAAGAGGTGTTTCCGGGTCAGCGATTCGTTCAGGCGGCGTTGACCATTGCCGCAGGTCTTGCTAACGTAGCCAAGATTAAGGCGACGCAATTCCAAGGAGGCGGGAGCAACACAAGCAATACTGCCGCACCATCAGGAGGTACTTCTACGGCAACGCCATCCGCTACATTCAGCAACCCCAACACGACTATGCTTGGCAATCAAGGCGAGCCTGTACCGCAACCGCAAGGAAGCCAACCCATGCGTGCCTATGTGGTCGAGCGTGACATTCAGCAGACCACAAGCAGGGTGCGCCGTTTGTCCGAATTTGCAACATTGGGCTAAGTCCTACATCTACCACCATGGAACTACCCGTATATCGGATGACTGTGGACGAGGTGGATGAAGGCGTGCAATTCGTGGCCCTCGTTGATATGCCTGCCATTGAAAAACCCTTCCAAGCCTTCGCCAAGACCCCGCAACGGTTTGCTGAAACTGGAGAGCGCCGGGTGCTGACTGGGCCGTTGATGCTTGCCGACACCCCCATCTTCCGCAAGGATGACACCTACGGCGAGTACTATGTGGTCTTTGACAAAGCCACCATCCGCAAGATTGTCCAAAAATACTTCAAGCAAGGCAACCAGCACAATGTGAACGCCTACCACAATAACGAATTGGATGGCGTGTATATGTTTGAATCCTATATCACCGATGCAGAACGTGGCGTAATGCCTCCCAAAGGATACGAGGACACTCCCGATGGCTCTTGGTTCGGCTCGTTCAAGGTGGAGAACGACGAAGTTTGGGAGAACCGCCACGCCTTCAAGGGTTTCTCGGTGGAGGGGCTATTCGGCATGAAGAACACGGGGACCGAACTTGAGGTCGCACTTGCTGGCCTTGCAGATGACTTAACCGCTTTTTTGCAACATATCCAACCAACCTACAAATCCCAATAATCTATGAACTTAAAATCAGCCATTGAAACTTTGCGGACTGAACTCCGCAAGTTCACAACCCAAAAGCAAGCCTTCGCCGACTACAAGTTGGTCGATGGTACGGTCATCCGTGTGGATGGCGACCTCGTTGCTGGAACACCCGTGTATGTCATCACCGAAGACGAAACCCTGCCCGCTCCTGATGGAGAACATCAAGTTGAAGGCGTTGGTGTCGTCAAAACCGAAGGCGGCAAAATTACCGAAGTTGTCGTAGCCGAAGCCCCTGCCGCAGAAGTTGCAGCACAAGAAGTTGAAATCGAGGTTTCCCCGGAAGGCGAAGCACCCGAAGCCCCTGCTGCCGCTGGTGTCGGACTTACTCCCGAAGCAGTGGAAGAAATCGTTAAGAAGCACTTGGTCAGCATCATGGAGGAACTGAAGGCCGCTATGGAGCTGGAAATGGGCAAGATGAAAGAGAAGATGGCCTCCTTTGCCTCGCAGATGGAAACCATGACCGACATCGTTGAGAAGGTCGCCGAACTTCCATCCGAAGCCCCGAAGCCTACCGCCTCCGCTATCGTGGAGCAGCGCAAGGCCGCAACCCAGCAGAACTTCAACGCACTCGCACAAGCAATCCAAAACCTAAAAAAAATCTAACTAACCTTAACCCCCCAAAAACAAAGCCATGAGTTATTCATTTGTTGCACCGCTGACTACCTATACAGAGCAGCAGCGTTTGCCCCTCATCACCAAAGCCGTGTTCTCGGCTCGTTCGGCATCCTTGTTCACCAAGCAAGTTGGTATCAAGTCAGCCGCCGCTCTCAACCTGATGGACACCGATGCCGCTATTGCGAGCGGTGATTCTTGCGGATGGACTTCTTCAGGAACCACAACCTTCACTCAGCGGAATATCACCGTTGGTCGCATGAAGATTCAGGAAGAACTCTGCCCTCGTACTTGAGCAGTACTGGATGCAGTCACAGTTGACCGCAGGTTCCTCTTACGACGGTGTTCCATTTGAACAAGCATTCTCCGAGCAGAAAGCACTCCGTATCGCCGAAGCCTTGGAGAACGCCATTTGGCAGGGCAACGCTTACTTCAGCGGTA